TATTAATAATACCGTCTTGGGCAAGCCTATTCAGTACCTGAATACGGCCTAGTGTATATGCCATCCACTTGTTCGGGTGATTAGATACCGATAGGTAGTAGGAGTAGTCGAACGAGATAGCAATCTTATCGACATCAACATACCTATCTAGATAGCGATAGCACTGGGTAAGCTCCATGTAGCTCTTACCCTGTACAACACCGATTTTCTTCCCGGGAAGATCCTTATAGGTATTGGTAAACGTCACTGCATTATCCATCGTACCTACGGTGTCTTCTAGAACATCGGGAATAATATATTCATCGGGTCTAAGCCTGTCGATCCACTCGGCATACTTCTCACTATCAAATGCAGTACCGAGTTCGAAGATCGAGTTATCAAGCAGTACCTTGCGACCTTGTTTCTTTGATTCGAAGAAAAAATCTCGATACTTTAATTCATTATCCATTAAATGCACCAGACAGTATTCGTAATCATTATACTGTCTGGATGTTTGTAACATCGAAATAGGAGATTCATGAGATATCTTCATTGTATTCTTTCAATAAACGGTTGAGAGACCGGCACATATAGTAAAATGTTTATTCACATATGACTTCATATCGCGAATATTATAGCGATAGATTGATTTAGAGGCAGTATCAACCCCATAAATTTGTTCGGCGTATGTGGTATACAACCAACCCGGGCTTTTCTTTCTGGTATGGTACAGTTCTACTACTAATCTACCGTTATTATAATTTGCCTTAATATCAACGGGAATATTGTTAATAAAGCAGTCAATCTTATAAATTACCTGGTTTACATCATCTGTAAACGATAGAAATGGTATGTCGTTTTTTACGCAGAATTGCTCGACAATTTGTTCTCCAAGGTCGCCCTTGGCACCAGAAGCACCATAGCGACCTTCGGAGTTATTAAACCAGGTCATTTACGAATCAACGACATGAATTCTGCGCGACACTCGGGTTCATTCTTAAAACAACCACCCAGTTTTGCCGTCATAGTATATGACGAATGATCTTCAACACCTCGGGATTTCACGCAGTAATGCACACCCTCAATAACTACCGCCACGTCTTCGGTTTCAAGAATATAGGAAAGCGCATGATATACCTGCTCGGCAATACGTTCCTGGACCTGGGGGCGACGGGCAAAGTATTCCACAATGCGATTCATCTTCGAAAGGCCTAGAACCTTACCCTTAGGAATGTATGCAATGTGAGCCTTACCGTCGATGGTAACAAAATGGTGTTCGCAATTGGACATCATCGTGATATCCTTCTCAATCACCATCTCATCATAACCCATCTTATTTTCAATGACTGTACACTTAGGAAAATTCTCAGGCTTAAGACCCCAAAAGATCTCCCTAACGTACATCTTAGCCACGCGGATAGGTGTTTCTTCCAGTGAGTCGTCTTGACGATCCAAACCGATAATATCCATGATAGAAGCAAAGTGCTTCTCAATCTTCTTAATCTTTGCATCGTCTTTTTGATTCAAAGCTTCTTCAATCGTAGGCGTATGAACACCTTTCGATTGGAGATAGGCTTCTACTTTAAGCCCTAGTTCGGGATCGCATTTATTTACATTAAAACTCATTTTTCGTCCTTTTAATTAAGTTCCCCACTGGGTAACTAATTTGTAGCCTGCGTTGATAATCTTGTTTTCGTATTCCATAGTCTTTTGATATAGATCTTTCATCTTCAGTTTTATTATAGGATGTACTTCTTCCGGATCATACGTCTTTGGGCATCCATGCCAAAATCTACCATGGTATAAGTATGCAGTTTTAGTTAATGGATCGTAGCCATCAACCTTATACTTAACATCCTCTAACCAGACCTGTCTTTCTATAACACCTAAATCATCTAGCCACTTTGTTTCGGATTTTGAAACAAATATACCGCTCTTTACATTTTTCCATGCAATAGGTGCGGCAGTTTTAAGCTGTTCAAGATTTCTTTCATAATTACACGTAGGGCATAATCCTATCTTTTTTCCAGTAATTGATGAGTAATATTCATTATGAATAGTACATCTAATGCTTGCAAGTTTTTTATACTTTCCAGAAGTATCAATAAATGCTTCTGAGACATCGATATTTTTTCTATTTTTTAATGCTTGATTCTTAAGAAATTCAATATCCTTAGTATTTTTCTCCCACATACTACCAGATTCATAAAATCCATTTCTACAACAATACTTAGCTTTTAATAGCGCCCAAGGTCTTGCTTGGAAAGTACCATGCTTACACCGGTATTCAATTTTAGTATCTGTGTTTATATAAGGACCTACAATTTCAATACCTAATTCTGACGGAATTTCTTTTTTAAAAATATCTAATGTTTTTTTATTAGTTGGGTTAGTCATAATGTCCTCCAAGCATTTAAATACTATGTTTATTTATGCTTGGAGGACTTTTGATTACGTACCCCACATGTTGCGGAATAAGGGAACTTGAAGTCTATCTGAATAACGCCAACCTTTTTTCATAGCCATCTCGGCCACCTTACGGTTATTAAGATGGTATACCGATTCAACACCACCAACAGGCATAAGGTAAACGGGGCCATCGAAACCATGCTTACGATATTCTTCTACAGCTTGTTCGGCCTCATCACAGTCTTCTTCTGATGCCACCACGAACTTCAAATAAGTATAACCGTAATCGTTATATTGTGCAACAACTTCAGGTTTAATAGCATCAGACCACTTCTCACCTGATACCGATAGCTTGGGTGACACGGAGAAGGTAAGAGCATGGTACCCTCTATTGTAATGCCATTCATCGCAAACCCACTTGCAGAAGTCATCTGTGAGCATCTGTGTGCCGTTGGTCTCAAACGTTAGCTCTCTCAACCCTTGCATCTTAGGGTGGGTAAGGAGGGCAGGATATGCTTTTTGCCAGCCCAAAAGCGGTTCACCACCGGTAATTACGAGGTGTTCTTCTTCCCACCTTTTGTACGGAAGCATTTCCATAATACTCTCAACAATACTATCGGTAGTGAGAACAGGAGAAAGATGCTTGAAACGAGGATCCCAACTAGCGTAAGAATCACACCCAGTAGAAACAAGAGGAAGGTCTTTATAGTTTTTATAATGTTCTGCATTGATAGCGATAACATCTCGTTCCTTACTTACCTCACCTTTAGGCATTCCAAATTGCCCGCAAGAAAAATTACAACCGAAGACACGAAGAAATACGCTTGGAGCTCCCATGTAGCGTCCTTCTCCCTGTATTGAATAGAACAGCTCGGATACTTTAAGCTTAGACATGCTTACCCCCGGTAAGCAGTGATTGATCAATAGACATAGTTTAACTCCTAGTTATACGGGAAGGCCCGTTGTATTATAATTACAGCAGCATTAAGTGCTACTGATTTCTAAAACTTTTTCAACTTTTGCTTTTGGCTTTCTACCTCTCTTACCTACCACTCTACGTTCGGGATCTACGGTATCTAATCGCTTATGAACCATGTCCATCATCTGAGTAATAAATTCTTCATCCCCATCGGCATGAGAAATAATTTGATCAATATCAATATTCTCCATCATCTTATATTTAATTGCTTGAACTTTTTTCTCTTTTAAGATTCTTCTTACAAAAGCCCAGTAAGTAACCGTGGTATAATATGCGAAGGGATTCTTACCTCTTTCAGGATCGAACTTCTCAACCGCTGTAACGCAGTTTTCTATACCATCGGAGATCATATCATCTTTGAAGGTATAGTTAATAAAGTTAGCCTTATAGGAGAGGTGGGTGGCAATCTTTAGAAAGCACTCCCCAATATAATTACTGATTCGAGGTTTAGGTAGATCGTTAGCTTTTGCATGATCAATTTCATTACGATACTCTACCAACGCGCTATAAAACTTCTCATTATCTACGTAATGGGCTGGTTTAGGTTCAATGTACGATTCTTGTTGACTCACTTGTTTCCTCTTCTTCTTCCTCTGCCTCTTCGGAGGTAGACGATTGCTCGTCGTCGGTAAATAAAATTTCTTCTTCGCTGTCCTCGGAATACTGTAAAAACAACTTGTATTGTTCGATAACAGACTCTTTAGCTTCTACACTTGCGATAATACTGTTGGTTTGTATTGTTACTACCTCAGTATCAGAACCAGCAAACCAGTTAGAAAAAATATACGCTTCAACAAGATACCCCGATCTCGGGTATCTCATTATAGTAAGTATGACTGGATTGTGTATATTGAGAGTATTTTCTGATCCATTATATTCTGAATCCGGTACTTCTGCTAGTATATTTTCTCCGCTAATCAACTTAAAAAACTTATACATTATTTAAGAGCAACCTTGGCGGTTTGGTATTCAAAATGTTCTTCATTATATATTTTTACTCTTTCGATCATATGGAGTAAGGTGTAATTTTTCCTACCATTCCAAATCATTTCATCACCGATGTCGTATAAATTACATTCGGTTTTTTCCCCACCTCTTCTTAATCCACGACCGATTGATTGTAAATTTCTAATTCTTGACTTTGAAGGAGATGCAAAGATAATATTGTGGAGATTAGTAATATTTACACCTGTAGAAAAGACACCATAAGATGCAACGATAATTGCATCGGATTCTCCTTCGGTAATTTTTCTTACCATCTCTCTTTGTTCGACATCTGTACCACCATATACAAAGAATACTTTACGATTAATATCCTTACCTTTAATCATATCAAACAATATCTTCCCGTGTTTTTCCACAAATTGAAAGAGTACTAGGGTATTGCCTTTTTGATCGAGAGCTAGATTTCGTATGAATTTATTTCTAGGTTCGTGTTGAACCAGAAAGTCCATCTCTTCTTGATATTTAAGTTTACTACCTAATTTCTTTATTTCGTCATCGTATGTTAAAACAATACAAAATATCTTAAGAGTGGCGAGTTGATTCTTATCCATCAACTCTTTTGTTGATGTAACTTTATACACCGGGCCAAAAAGACCTTCAATTACGAGCTTATGTGTCTTCTGTCCATCAAGTGTACCAGTTGTACCTATGCGATATGGTGTGGTAACCATCTTATGCATGACCGATGTAAGGGATTTAGCCTTAAATAGATGGCTTTCGTCTCCAAAAACTACTTGAAAGTTTTGAAAATACTGTTTAGATTGGGTGTAGATGGACTGCCAAGTTGATATAATAACCGGTGTATTAGGATCTTTTTCCTGTCCGGCATATATCTTCGCACACTTCTCGGCTGTAGCCCATCCGTTATTCTTCGAATATGATTCGAAGTCCGAATACATCTGAGAAACTAGCGACGTTGTTGGTACAAGTATTAATTGCCTTCTACTGAATTGTTCATGCCACCGGATAAGACAGTAGATGATGAGAGACTTACCGGATCCAGTTGGGGATAGCAAGAGTCTTCTTCCATCGACAATTGCTCGATAGATAGCATCGATTTGGTAGTCTCTAATACTCTGACCGCCTGGGAGTGAAAGATTGAGTCCATTACAAAATTCTTGTACTCTTTCTCTTGTTGTTGTATCAGATTGTTCGAACCATTTTTCATAGTCTATGCTGTATTGATTTACTTCACAAAAATGTTCGAGGTATTCTTTAAGGCCAACGTAGAGGGTTTGGGATAGGGTATTAAATAGATGAATCTTACCGTCCCATTTCTTAGCACGAAATAAGGGGCTAAACTTTGCACCTGGTACTTCAAATGAGAAATGATCGTTGATTTCACGTAGGATACCGTTATCACCGGTAACTCTAAGGTATACATCGTTAATCTTTTCTATTGCAATATCCGTCATACCATACCGTTAGTAAACTTATGCCATTCAATCGATGACTTTATGTCCCACGTCCTTGAATTGATCGATTTGATAATTTGTTCAAGTGTATAGATCAGGGTTTTAAAATATTCAATCTTATCCTGTAGCTGGATCAGATCGCTATCACACTGAAGAAATTCATCCATTTCATTCTTCAGTGGCTTATTACCCTGGAATTGTACCCACCCGCGATCCTCTAGCTCGGCCTTCGTCATCTCACCTCTATAATACCTATACTTTGCTCTTCTGGTATTAAAGTAATCGGATTCAGCCTTACGTAGCTGGAGCTTGGTTTTTGAAGTATACGAAATATATTTGGCATGCAGGGTGGGGGTGCGAATGGATTCTTTACCTAGATCGAGTTCATCGATCACAGAATCCTTCTCCCACACCTGCAGAAGATCGGATAGTTTCATTATCAGAGATCAGGTAATTCCATCATCTTAACAGGCTCGGGGGCAGGTTGTTCTACCGGTGCACCCCATGAGATGATAGCATTCGGGTTACCCTGGAAGCAGAAGTGACCGTAATGATTCAGGGAGATGGATGGATCAAGCCAGATATCTCCACCGATTTCTTGCCATCTACGGCAGAATGTGTAGTCTTCCGAAAGATATCTACGATCAACCGGGTCGATCATAGTATCGAAGAGCGCGTAGAAGTGATTAGCGAGATTATTATCACCCATCTGTACATCGTTATTGTACTTAAGTTCGGGGTAGGCTTTAATCAGTTTAAGAATTGCCTCTCGCTTGATCATCATAAAACCGGTACCGGCGTCGTGTAGCTTAACAATACCGTTTTCTACCGCGATAGTTCTTGCATCCCGATCAACAAACTTAAAATTAACAGCGTAGTCAGAACCGTATGCGGCAATCTCACGATCGGTAATACTCTTATTGATATTTTCTGGCGAGGATACGCTTTCCTTGATACGCTGCCACGCCACACCCTTCTTAGGATAAGCACCAACAATAACGTCTTTATCATGGGCGTAGAGCTTAAGAACATCCTCTACCTGGAATTCAATATCGGCATCGATAAAGATAAGGTGGGTGTAATCGGATGCAAGGAAGTACGCCAGAAGTACGTTTCTTGCTCGAGTAACAAGAGACTCGTTAGCGATGGTACCGAAGGCAAGCGGGATGCTATGCTGATTGAAGAACGTCATTAATTTAATAACGGACCTAAAATACGGCTCCATCAACTGACCGCCGTAACACGGGGTCGCGAAGAAGAATTTATTCTTCCTCATTTCCTCAACGCTAATCTGTACTTGTCTTGTTTTCGGTTCAGTCATTATATACTCCAATTGTATTTACAAAACTTCAATATCAAATGATCTGTATTTGAAAGAAGCGGATGCGGTTAGAAATTGCACGTCTGTGCTCATTACATCAAAGATATTAGATTCAATCGATATAGGAAATAAATCTTTGAATATTATATTCGTTTTTGGGTTGTTATTGCTATCTAAAATTGTTAAAATTCCGTCTGAATACCCTAAAGCGTCTATTGCCCCGGTCTTATCCTTGTAGAAAGGAAAGCGTTCTAAGCGTTCACCTGTAAATGATTTGTATTCGGTGTAATCGTTGGGGAAACCAAGAGCAACAATCCATTCATATAATTCAAGAAAATTTGACATGTCCTCGGCGATAAGAAACTTTATTGAGAACTGTTCAAATGTCAATTTATCCCCAATACGTGGAATGTCGATAAAGGGATTGGGTTGAACGGCTACACCAAGAGAAATACCAGGTAGATTTACCGATTGACAGGTGAATGATACATCAGGAAGATCTTTTAGTGTAAGTCGAAATCCGTTAGGTCTTAGATAGTTGTATATCTGCACCGGGTTCGATATAGAGCTTACG